CCCTGGGGGTCGCGGCCCCGATTTATGCACTTTGGAAAACCAAAATTCCCTCACACAAATTTTTTAAAAAAGCTTGCATTTTCCAGCGCACTATGATATAATTACTATAGTAACAAAGATATAGCGAATCAGAAAGAGAGGGAAATGATATGAGTAAGAAAGACGAATTCAAAGGTTTTAATTGGGAAGCATGTTGTTGGTTATCACGCTATTACGCAAAGCTTTACAACCCTGATTGCGTGATAGTAAAAGTAGAAGGCGGTTATGTACCTATGGAGCACAGAGAATATAGAATATGGAGGAATCAGAAATGACATTAAAAGAGTTATTCACAACCAACATGAAGTGGAATGCAGATTCATGGATTTTAGTTAACGATATTTTAGGAAATATGTTATTCAATGGAGAAGCACAGGATTCTATAATAAGATATGGTTCATATGAAGTTATTTATTTCTGCGATAATGAAATAACATTAAAATTGAAAGGAGGTGTTGCAAAATGAATCACGAACAACTGGTATTAAAAGCGGTTCTCGTATCAAGACGATACAACAAACAACTTAACAAAGAAGCTTTAATCAAAACGTATTCTAAGGTTACCGATTCTCTTCTTAAAGCCTGTATGGAAGAAGAGATTCTAATTCACACAGAAGAGCCTGAATTCATTCCAGACGAACCAGCAGACGAATATGAACCTGAACCAGCTTATTATGAGTACGAATACTATAACGACTATCTTTGGAACATGTAAAGGAGGAAACACAATGAACTTAGATACAATTCAATCTTTTATGGAACAGTTAATAGAGCAAACTTGCTCAGATAATCTCAGACTCTATCGTAATGATAAAGTCTGCTGTATAGAGACATCTGAGGGAGAATCATTTTCAGCTTATATAAACGAGTTCGGATGTATAACTCTTAATTCGAATTTTACAGGTTCGAGAGTGGTTAATGAAGTGTCTAGCAAGTCAGAGTTATGCATTTCCTTGAACACCTTTGAAACAGCTTTAGAATACAATATGATGCATTATTTTCCGGATTATTTGGAGCGACTTAAAAACGCAGCGTTTTGGGAGGATTAAATATGACAAATATAAATTTTCAGATTCAAGAATTTTTTGAACGAAATATCTACAAATTTCTCGAGATTGTACCTGCTAGACATTATGAAGTTTCTGTATTTTATTCCCCTGAGACAATGACTAGATTTATATATTTAACATTTGAAGGAGGGCTATTATTACAAGAAGAACGATATTCATTTGCGATTGATGATTTTACATTAGAAAGAATAACGAAACCTGATGGCACTATAGATGTAAAGCATCTGCAATACGCATACGAAACTTTATTAAGAATGGCTAATGATAAATGGAGGAAAACAAGATGATAGAAATCTTAATAATTGCTCTAACCGGAATAATATCTCTCACGATATACATAATAGGTTGTTCCATAACCGCGCAAGTTATCAAACACATAAAAGACAATTTTTAAATCAACTGTTACAACTGTTCTATACATTATAGAACAGGTGTATTTTATTTACAGACGTCCTGAAATGTGATATAATAGAGTATAACGACAAAGGAGGTGAACAAATGAAAAAGAAGATTGTGATACTAGGTTTTACGCGTCAGGAGTACGCAATAATTATGTTGGCATTGAGAAATGTGTTAACACGTGTAAACAGTGACCAGCAAGACGTAGCACTATCTTTAATAGACCGGATGTACTCTAAAATTGATTGTTTTGTAGATGCAGAAGAATTTTATAAGGAGAGTAAGCCATGCCAAAAAGAAGAAAGCGATTAACAGCAGTAGAAAAAGAATACCGTAGAATCCGTAAAAATCTGCAATCTTGGGTACGTGCAGAAAACCGCAGAGGTTTTATCTACAATACGGAAAAGCTCATTCCTAAAATTCCGAAGAAAATTACTCGCGGTTCAGTAAATCGGCTGAAAAAACTCACTCCTGAAAAGCGTCGCTCTTATGCAACAGCATACGTAGATTTTAACACAGGAGAAATATTTACTCCCAAAGAAGGTCGTAAACGTTATCGTAAAGACCGTGAGCTTTACAGACAAACTGGCAATATGGATGTGTTCGCGACAGCCCCAGGCATATCAAACATAATCCTAGAAAATTTTTATGACCTAATTTCGTCCTATGTTTTTGGTCGCTGGGATAGACGAATTACAGACAGACGTGATATGGCTAAAAGTTGGATAGACAGGATTGTGACAACATACGGCGCAGATGCGGCGGCACAAATGTTAGAAGAGGGCAAACGAAAAGGCAATTGGCTTTCTGCAAAAGAAGCATACGACGCTATTCGTTTGCAATCATCACTCAATGAAATGTTAACATATTTGAAAGTACCAGAAAACGAAAAAAGGTCATTCATGGAAAACGAGTTTTATGACGAGGAATAGGACGGGTTAATAACATGCGAATATTTTCGTGCGACTTTGAGACAACTGTATACGATGATACAAAACGACAAACGAGTACGGAAGTATGGAGTGCGGCTATTGCAGAACTGTATTCAGACTTTGTTACAGTGTACAATAATATTCATGATTTCATTAAGTTCTTCCATAATCTTTGCGAGGAAAAAGTGATTGCCTATTTTCATAACGTAAAATTTGATGGTAACTTTTTGTTGAACACGCTAATGGAAAATGGTTATAAATTCCATCATCGTGAGAAACCCTACGAAAAGCTTTATAAGGGCGAATTCGATGCAATTATTTCAGGCCAGAATCGATGGTATTCTATTACAGTCTGTACAGGACGAACCTTAATAGAAATACGAGATAGTGCAAAACTCATGCCAATGACTTTAGCACGAATGGGAAAAGCTTTTAACACGAAACATCGTAAACTTGAAATGGAATATAAAGGGGAACGTCATGCTGGCGGTTTAATAAAACCTGAAGAAATGCAGTACATAATTAACGATGTTTTGGTGCTTAAAGAAGCCCTAGAATTTATGTTAGATTCTGGTAACACGCGGCTAACTATTGGTAGCAATTGTATAGCAGAATATAAAAAGTGTTTTGATAAAGAGCAATGGAATGCGATGTATCCAGACCTTAAAGCAATTGCGCTTGACGAAAACTCTTACAAGTATCCTAATGCAGACTCATATATACGTCGCTCGTATCGTGGAGGTTGGTGTTATTGCAATCCGAAATATATGAATAAGTGGATAGACACAGATGGTATGACGTATGATGTGAACAGTCTTTATCCATCTGTTATGCATTCCAAAAGTGGAAACATTTATCCAGTCGGTAAGCCTACATTTTGGACAGGCAATAAAATTCCCGAAGAAGCCTTGCAAGAAAACAGAGTATTTTTTGTTAGACTGAAAGCGAGATTTACCATAAAGCCTAATCATTTGCCCACGATGCAGATTAAAGATAGTCTTATGTATAAATCCACGGAATGGTTAACCTCTTCCGACGTACAATTTGGCGGTAAAAAATATGCGTATTATTACGACGCAGATGGCATACTGCAATTAGCATACGCAGAATTTACGTTAACAAGTTTGGATTATAAGCTGTTTTTAGAACATTATGATATACACGAAATTGAGATTTTAAGCGGATGTTATTTTAATGCGATTGCTGGATTGTTTGACGAATATATAGACAAGTATATGACTATGAAAATGAATTCCGAAGGCGGTGCACGAGAAGAAGCAAAGTTGTTTTTGAACAATTGTTACGGAAAGCTTGCAACCAATGACGATAGTAGTTATCAAGAGCCATATTTGGACGATGATGGATTGCTCCGGTTTATTTTGCATGAAGAGCACAACAAGAAAACGCTTTCCATTGCTCAAGGCAGTTTTGTTACATCTTATGCAAGATATTTTACCATCACGCATGCACAGGCAAACTACGATAAATTTATCTACGCAGATACAGATAGCTTACACATGTTTAAATGTGAGCCAAACAAAATTGTTGAACATTCCTCAAAATTATTATGCTGGAAATTGGAATCGGAATGGAGCCGTGCAAAGTTCATTCGTCAAAAAACCTATTGTGAATTTATCCGTAAAGAAAACCATAAAAAAGTAACAGCGCATTGGGAAATTAAATGTGCCGGGATGCAAGACCGCACCAAACAGTATTTGCTTGCCACAAGACCTATCTCATGTTTTGATTATGGATTGACGTTAAATAGTCAATTAAAACAAAAGCAAGTAAAGGGAGGGATACTTTTGGTGGATGCAGATTTTACCCTTTACAAGCAAAAAGCGTACAAACCGCCGAAATCTTTTGGTAAAGTGCTTGACAAAATGCAATAAACCATGGTATAATTAATTGTAACAAGTTAATAGACCAAAACGAAACAATAGGCACATGAAAGGAGAGGTGAGATTATGAGAGGTCATATCACCAGAACATTCAAAATTACCGAAGCAACTATCGCGTATTTTGATACGCAGAGCGGACAGGTTGTAACCCTTCCGGAAAAAATCACAGGGAAGAAGCTTGGGGATACAAAGAAAATCCTCAAAGAAGCAACAGCAAAATGGCCTGAACATGAGGGAAAACTTATCTGTCTTGGAACGGCAACTGTAGAAGAAACAAGGGCTATGACGGAAGAAGATTTTATTAAGAATTCTTTTGTTGTGGCCGATGATGTTGCTGTAGCAGAAGAAGCGGAATAGTTGGCAGACTATTAAACCATGTTAATGAATATGACAAATAAGGAGAGAAAAGAAAATGAGAGATTTAATTAGCACCACTACCGACAAAATGATGCTTTACAATGCGCGTACTGTAAACGGTAAACAGATGCAAGACTTTGTGGGCGATGAGTTTTCCGTAACTGATATCGTACAGTACGAGACAGAAAGGAAGAACACAAAGGAACCGGAATTGGGAGTATGCACCGTACTGTTTACGGCAGAAGGAGAAATGTACACAACAATGTCCCCTACGGTAAACGATTGTGTTCAGAATCTTGTCGATATTTTTGGGGAACCGAGTGCAGAACATCCTATCAGGGTACAGATTGCATCAGGAACCTCGAAATCAGACAGAGAATTTTTACAGCTTAAGGCAATCTAACAACACATTTTTATATATCTACAATTAGGAGGGGTGCGAAAGCATCCCTCCTTTATTATAAGGAGGATAACATGGGTAAGTACTATGATATATCAAGGTTGCTGAGTAAAAAAGACCTGAACGGAAAAACTCCAGAAATATTTATTGTTACAGGAAATCGTACAGCGGGAAAAACATTCTCAGTAAAGCGAACAATATTTGAAGATTTTTTGAACGATAATAAGCGTAAATTTATGCTACAATATAGATACAACTACGAATTGTCGGATTGTGAAAATTCTTTTTTCAGTGATATTTCTCAGCTTTACCCTTCTGATTTCGAAATGCACGCAAAGTCTGAAATGAGGGGTGCGTATAAAGTTTTGTATCTAAACGACGTTGAATGCGGTTTCGCAACATACCTTAACAATGCGGACACAATTAAGAAAGTTTCCTCACGGTTTATTGAAGTAGAAAACAGGTTTATGGACGAATTCCAATCGGAAACAGAACACTATTGTGATAATGAAATCTCTAAGTTTATTAGTATTCAAAACTCCATTGCCAGAGGGTTCGGAAAACAAACCAGATATGTACGTAATATTTTATGTGGAAATAACGTCTCTATTTTGAACCCATATTATAAAGCCTTTGGAATTCAAAAGCGATTGGAACCAGACACAAAATTTTTGCGTGGCGACGGTTGGGTGTTAGAGGTAACAGAGAATCAGGCCGCAAAAGAAGCATTGCTTTCTAGCGGTTTTAACCGCGCTTTTAGTGAATCAAATTACGTACAATTCGCATCATCAAACAAGTACATGTTAGATACCTACGCTTTTGTCCGCAAACTGGAAACGAAAGACAAATATTACTACTGCACGATAACCATAAATGACGGTGTTTTGGGAACTGCTGAAAACATCGGAGTTTGGATTAATAAAGACTGTATCTATTTTTCCAGCAAAGCAAACGAAAAATTTAAGCTTAAATTTGCGTTTGACGCGAACTCCCATTTTGAGGATACCTATTTACTATCTCAGCTTTCCGAGACTGCTATGTCATTTAAGCGTTATTACAATGTCGGAAAAGCGTGGTTTGAAAATGTGGATATCAAAAAAGAAATGCTTGACATATTGTCATATTTATGATACACTTATATTGAGTAGGAGTGTTTAAATTTTGGTAGACTGCTGAGGGAAAGCGGTAATACGCTGGCAGTCCCATACCGGCTTGCAATCCCGCATTTCGATTTTTAGACGCTCCTATTTCTTTAAATGTGGGATTGACGAAATAAAGGAAGGAGAAAGACGCATGAATGAGAAGCTTTTGAGGATGCTAAGACGGATAGCTGGCACAGAACTGGAAGAAGGCGAAGTCTATGACGAAACTTTTATCGGTTCGGCAATTAATGAAGCGGCGGCGTATTACAGTGAAGTGGAACGTGACCGCGACAGAATCCGTGCGCAGTACATTAATGATTTCACAAAGCCAAGTGTTGCTGAGGAAGAAGTCATTGCTGATATTGTGCAGAATGAAGAAAAGAAAGAAGTCCCGAAAATTAAAATCGAGGACTATTTAAACCTGTAAAGGAGGGTTAAGAAATGGCAGTAAAAAATGCAGTAACAAATGTTAAGACACTGTTAGCAGATTTTAGAGCAAGTCTTGACGGCACAGAATATGAGGGGCTTTTGCCTGACCCGGTTAGCACAAACATTCGCGAATTCGGTGGAACTCTTATGAATTATGAGCCTGTTATGAACCGGTTTTTCGACTTTTTGGTGAACAAGGTTTCCTTCACAAAAGTTAATAAGATGTACTTTACCAACCCGTTTGGCTTTGCTAAACGTGGTATGATTCCGTACGGTTATACGATAGAGGATATCTGGGTGGATATTGCAACAGCGCACGCATATGGGGAAGATACTGACCCGTGGGCAATGCTGAAAACAGAAAAACCTGACCTTAAAGTTGCATATCACAATCGTAATCGCGAGGACTATTTTAAACAGACCATTTGGAGACGCGATTTACAGGCCGCGTTTTACTCCGAAGAAGGCGTTGCATCTTTGGTTGACCGTGTAATAAACGGAATGTACACCAGCAATGATGTAGCTGAATTTGCGTACACACTCGCGCTGTTTGTGGATTATATAGACAGCGGAAAGTTTAAATTGGTTCACGCGGACGAGCCTACAGACGAAACAACAGCAAAAAGTTTTCTTACCGCTCTTAGAATTGCATCCAATACGTTGCGTTTTCCGACTCGCTCTATGAACGCCGCTGGTGTAATGAACACAACATCGTTAGAAGATCAGCGTCTTTTCATAACCCCAAAGGCCGATGCCGTGACAAGCGTACAGGCTCTTGCCTATGCTTTTCACATGGACGAGGCTAGATTCCTCGGCAGAATTACCCTGATTCCTGAGATTCCGAATCACCCTGAAATCATAGCTGTCATTGCAGACGAGGAATTCTTGAACATTTACGATAATCTTTTCGAAGCAAATGATTTTTACGACCGTGAAAAACTGTCTTGGAATTATTGGTTGCACGTATGGCAGACTTATTTCCTTTCCCCGTTCCATAATGCCGTTGCGATTACGACTGCCGCTCTTCCGACTGTTACCAGTGTAACCATTGCTGGTGCGGTTACTTACACTCCGGGTGGAAGTTCTGTATACACAGCCACAGTAACCGGAACCAACAACCCCTCTCAGGCGGTTATGTGGTCTGTTCTCGGAAACACGTCCTCTAGTACACGTATGAATGATCAGGGAGTTCTGAGCGTAGGAGCCGAGGAAAAAGGAAATCTTACTATTTACGCTACGCCGTATTTGGATAACTCCGTTCATGGGGAGAAAGCTGTTACTGCGGCAGGTGGCTGAAAATAAAGGCGGTGCATGAACATGGAATTTATGACAGATGTAGAAACAAGAGCAATGCAATCAAACGTGTTCCAGCTCTTAGGGTATATTCCCGTAGCGGAAAATCGTCAACTTTATTTTGCGTCTGAGTCGGCAAGAGATAGTTATTTTGACGGTAAAGTGATAGCGGGCAATTTTACGTTTAAATACATACGTGAACACAGAGCACTACAGGTTAACTACAATGCAGAAACGTTACTTGCATCTAACTATATGCGATTCAGAAACACACAATATAACGGCATTTGGATGTACTGTTTTGTTGATGCAATTGAGTATGTTAATCCCAAAACATCTTTGATACGCTTTCACTTAGATGCTTGGCAGACGTATTTTAATAACGTAGTAATACGAGATTGCGACATTGCGCGTGAACATGCACCGCGTGGTTATGCTTATAACTATAATACAGTCGTGGAACCGGTTGATTATGGAGATTATGTTATTAATCAGGAAAGCGTTTACACGCTTGATTCATTATCCGAGGTTAACACATATTTAATATTTTCCACAGCAGACCTTCTAAATTCTGGTGGAACAGAGGACGAAGTGATTATAAAAGGAGCACCCGGTTGTGAAATAAACGGGCTACCATCTGCGGCGGGTATTTATTTCGTGGACGAAAACACATCAAGTTTGCGCGATATATTCGCAAGTTTATCTGATTATGCGTGGGTAGCTCAATCTATCATTTCTGTGTTTCCTTTTCCCGCAGACTTTGTACCTAAACAAGGGATATTTTCTAGTGCCATGGGATTTCGAATCGGTGTGTGTTACGGAAATACAAGCCCTAGAAAACGTGTGATTGATATTAACTGGCAGTCCATGTTGCCAGCGTACACGCAGAAAAAATTGTATTGTTATCCGTACAGCTTTTTTGAGATAGTAATGCCATCGGGTAACAAGGTTGTTTTAAAGCCGGAATTAATAAACGGAGCAACGTTATCAATTTCTATTACAGGAAGCCCGATACCAGATGGCACACTGTTAGCATCCGCAAACGATTATGATGGAAACATTAATAACAGCGATTTACTAAACGCTGGAACCAGTTTTTCAGGTTTTCCATCATTTCCTGTACAAAATAATCAATTTATTTTGTCGAAATCACAGGCAGTTAGTACTAACAACTTAGTGCACAGCCAGAATCGCACCGATATTGTTATAGGAGCTATCTCTGGTTTAGCAAGTGGAATTGGTCAGGCCGTTTCGAACGGGGGTGACGCAAGCGGAATTGTTAACGCTATTGCGAATACGTTTCAGAGCGCAGTTAGGGAACAGCAATCCTCTGAGAGAGACAGACAAAAAATCGATATGATGCAAAGTGCTATAGGACTAGCTGGAAATTCTTCGGGAGGTAGTGAAGCGGTATTAATGGCAGTAAATGGTTCTCTGGATGTTATCATTCGCGCGTATACTGTTAAACCTGAATTCCGTTCTAAGTTGCAAAGCTATTTTGATGCATATGGGTATAAGTCTAATCGCATCGGAATTCCGTATTTAAACAATCGACCTAGATTCAACTATGTCAGGTGTAATACCGTTAACATTTATGGTAATATACCGAATGAACATTTAGCTACCATAAGAAACATGTTTTTAAACGGTGTGACGTTTTGGCACGATTATGAAAACGTGGGAACTTATGGAAATAATGAATAGAAAGGAGGGTGAGAAATGGGGAGACGCAGTATAAGCCGTGACCCACTTGGATTATGCGGTGTTGGATATGACCAAAAAATAATGAGCGGAGTAAATCGTGATTGGACGTACTGGAATTATCTTAGATATCTTTATGTTTTAGCGATTAGCCGTTTTAAGTGGAATGGATTGCCTGACACCGTTTCCGAAAGGGTAATTGAGCAGACGCTAATTATGAAAGGAAATTGTCTGTTTTTCGAAAACCCGGTTATCGGCATGGTTGCCCTACCTTCCGCAAACACAGGTAAATTTAACATTTATAACATTCCGAGAATCCGTCATGTAAATACGGCAAATGGTTATCACACAGTTAGATACGAGGATAACAGCGTTTTAGTTTTTAACGACGCTACCTATTCTCCGTTTGTCCCAATCATCGAATATTATGCACAAAAGCTGGCAAGAGTTGAACTCGCAAAAGATGTAAACATTACCTTGCAAATGAGGCCTAAAATTATTCGTACGAATAAGGACAATGAGAATTCAATGAGACAAATGATAAATAATACGCAACTCGGTTTACCGTACATTTTTTATGATGATTCAGACGAGTTTATTTCTGAAACAGATAAACCAGAAGTGTTAGACTTAAGCACACCTATCATTACTGAGCCACTTGACAAAACAAAAATGGCGATTCTTGGAGAATATCTTTCATTGTTAGGGTATAACAACATTTCTGTTTACAAGGCTGAGCACCTTACTGTGGACGAGGGAAACGCCAACAATGAGCACATTATGGGTTTCCGGAACAACGCTTTAAGAAGCCGAGAAATTGGAGCCGAACAGGTGAATAGAATGTTTGGTACTAACATAAGTGTAGAATTTGATGCAAATGCACTTGCTAAAGTGGATGGAACGTTACAGCCTAGTGATGCATCTGATCGAGAAGGATATGGCTCAGGAGAAACAGAAGAGAAAGAGGGTGACGAATAATGGCATATTATACAACAACATTACGTGACATAATTTATCATTATTCACAGGACAAAAACCCCGAAGCTCTTGCTAAACAAAACGCTGAAGAAGGAAGATACCCTTTCTTTAAACCAGAGTATGATGTTCCTGTGGGAGAACGAATAGCAACAGCCGAAAACAGCATGATTGACAAAAATATTCAGTTCTTTTCACAACAAATGAAGGATGATTTTTTCCAGTTATTTTGTACTGATAATTTGATGCGCGAAATTGAGTACGAAAATGTTACCATGTTTTTACTACGTTTTAATGGTAATATAAGACGTGTGATATGGCGATACAATAAATTGTACGAAATTATGCAAAAAGATTTCGACTTGCTCAATTCATTCTCCGACGAGACTAGCCGCACAGTTAATGAAGGAGAAAATTCAGAAAACTCTGGAAACATGCATACTAGCGCAACAAACACCAACAAGAATGTGTATGAGGACACCCCGGAAAGCGCTTTAGGCAATGAGGACTACGCTACTAACATAACAACAGATAATGGCAGTGGAAGTAGCGATTCCAATTCTTCGGGCAAGGGTGAACGTAAACGAGATTTAACAGAAACGGTTACTCATAAAGGATTTACAATTCCACAGGGAGAAGTCCTTAAAAGAAACCGAGATACATTACAGGATGTAATTGGTGAAATGGTTAAAGAAGTAAGCCGTGGTCTGTTTCTTAAAATTTTTACATTTTAGAAGGGAGGTATAAATATGGATAAAGAAAAACCGAAAAAAGTGTGCAATCCTCCATCGTGGCTTTCATTGCCGTCTGCGTGGGATTGGTCAATTTCGTTTGAAGAAAATCTCGGTAAAATACTGTACAACGTAAATGTGATTGTACAATATCTGGAAGATTTACAAACGAATTATGAGGAATACACAGACAAGGCGATTGATGCTTTGCGCGTAGAACTCACGGCTGTGATTGACCAGTTAAGAGATTATCACGACAGAACGCTTGCAGAATTACGCACATATGTAGACCAGCAAGACACGTTTTACTGGAATGAGCATCTAAAAGATGTTACGCGAATCGAGGGAATGATAACTGATTTACGTAAGTACGTTGATGCTAACTTTAAAGATATTCGTGATAAACACGCAAGCGATGTTGTAAAAATCTATGCGGATATGAACATTATGAAACAGAACTTAACTGCTTATGTAGATTCCAGCATAGAACGTACAAGAACTTGGGTTCAGGAAGAGTTAGACAAACTGCGTCTGGAAATTGACGAGATTAATGAGGACGGTTTCAGAATTGATAATCCCACAACAGGTTTACGCGACCACGTTGGAAACACTGTTACAGATGTGTGGAATGCTCTGAGAGTTCACGCAATTACTGCGGCTCAATTTGACGAGTGGGTTGAAGCGTTTGGAAACGTGGGAACTGATTTCCAGAAATTACACATGACAGCCATCGATTTTGATGTACAGGCTTATCGAATCATGTACGAAAAATACAAGCATCGGATTTACAATCCCATGACAGGTGAATGGGGGAGAATTCAGACAGCCGTAGAAGATGTTGCCAGCATGAATAATGAAATGTGTTTAACAGCTAGTGAACGCGATAACATTTTACAGTTTAACGATGCTGACTATAAGAAGTACAATGCAACTGCTTACTTCTGGGACAGAAATTCTATTCAGATTTTTGATACAAATAACATCCAAACGATAGAACGTTCAGCAAATGGATTCAAAAGAAAGTTCAAAATTGCTGGTGTATATGATGCACCAGAAGTTACGGAAGGAACCGTTCCATATCTTATCAAAGCAGACCTTCCAGTAACAGCAAAACGGATAGATTTAATAAACGCTATTGTAGCACCAGCTTTAAGCAATAGTGGAACTTATCAAACTGTATCCAGAAATTATCTGGAAAGCGTAGAACACAATTTATTGGAAGTGGACTTTAACGTAAATGTGTTAAACGTTACAACAGAAAACGATTTACATATTATCGAAGCCCAGGTAATTATGTACATCGAAAATGTTGCTCTTAAGGGAGGGATAGCTTAATGTTTACAAGACAGACTCCATACTACAAGCTCGGAATTTATAACAAAATGGACGCTCCTTATCCAAATGAAGATTGGACTGCAAATTTCTCAGAAATCGACACTGATATGAACAGCAATGGAACACTTGCGAATCGTATTTTACAGAGGGCAAATGAAATCATTGCCAGAGTTGCGCAGATAGTTTCCATAAATGTTAACATGCGGGAACAGTTAACATTTGCAGAAGCAAAATTTCATGAACAGGACGGGAACGCCACAACTGCTGTTACGGTTGCTACAAATGCCGCTACACTTGCTAATACCGCTTTGACAAATACAAACAACGCAACAGACAGCGTGAGTAAATCGGTTGCACTAGTTACACAAGCACAGCAAGCAAACAATAACGTTGCTATTTCCATTTCTGGTTTAGACCAGAGAATAGCCGCTCTGGAAAATGGTTAATAATGTTTCACGTGAAACATCTATAAGGAGGAATTCAAAATGAGTAGTACAAACAAAACACCTAACTATGGACTTCCGCAGTACATCGATACCGATAAACCCACCTTCCTTGGAGATTTTAATAACGCAATGGGAATTATCGACAAGGGAATGAACGACAACAAAAATTCTGCTGGTGAAGGCTCCAATAAAATGGATGAAGCCAACGCGAGAATTGGGGACGCTGAGGAAACTTTGACTGAGACTCAGAATCAGGTTGATAGTATTAGTGGACTGGCTGACACTATTGAAACCAAAGTTCAGACTGCGTTGACTCAAGCAAATGATGCGGCTACAAAATCTGGTCAGGCTAATACCAATTCTACAGCGGCTGTGAATGCGGCGAATCAGGCTAGTACGGATGCAAATGCCGCGTTACAACAGGCGCAGGGGAATGTGAGTCAGATTAATGGGCTGGACGCTAGAGTCTCAGCGCTCGAATCAAGTATTGCAAAAGCGGGAGATTATTTATTAGCAGTATCAACATCTGCCAATGGGACTGGAAATCCCGGTGCTGCAATTGGAAATTATGCTTTTCCCGAAACAATAACAGTAGACAATGAAGAATATACTTTTCTTACTTCTGGAGGATATTCTTCTGCCGCTTTTGGAAATGCAAACTGTATTGTAAATATTACAGATAAAGGTTTCACATCTACGGTAAGTAACGCTACATTTATGCTTGCAAGTGTAGTCGGGTTTTATGCAAAAACTTCCAAAAAAAGTAATTATGTTGTAGATTCTATGACAATTTCTACTACTACAAAGCCTATTCCAAAAAAAGATGGATATAAATTATTATTTTTTGCAGGTACCGGAAGTGTTTCTGGAAATGGCTCAAAATTTATTTCTGGAAATACTGGGTTATATAATATTAATGGAAGTTTTAGCAATGCACAGCTAGTTTATGGTAAATGATAACTAGTAACGCATACTTACAGTTACCGGGCATGACAGAAAACGCTACAGAACTATGGCCTTTATTTAAGGCTATGGGATGGACAGAATATGCGATTGCTGGAATGTTCGGTAACTTGCAAACGGAAAGTACTTTTAATCCGGGTATCTGGGAAGGATTAAATGCGGGAAACACCAGTGGAGGATATGGTCTTGTTCAGTGGACACCAGCTACAAAGTACTTTAATTGGTGTAGAGATAATGGATGGACAGACTACAGCAATTATGAACACCAACTTGCACGAATACAATGGGAACTCGAAAATCATGAACAGTATTTTCCTACAAGTAAATATCCATTAACGTTTGCTGAGTTTATAAAATATACTCCTGATACGAGTATAGGAATGACCGACGAACAGTGTGTAAAATATCTTGCTGACGCGTGGCTGAAAAATTATGAACGTCCTAGCAATCAGAATCAACCGAAACGAGGTACACAAGCGTGGTATTGGTATCAAGTGCTGGCTCAAGGGGAACCTGACCCTCCACCCCCTCCGCCAACTCCCCCACCTGACCCACCACCTGAGCCTGAGCCAGAAAATGAATATTTATATTTGTGGGAATGGAACGTAAATTTTTATCTCAAAATGACACAGAATCCATTGTATTTTTTACCGTGGCAAGTTAGACGTATTAGTACAGACATTGTAAAGTATAGAGATACCTTGTTTTATTTTGTTGGAAACGGGTATTATAAGCCGAAAGGATAGAAGTCATGAAAAATATGGAAATAGCAATACACAGCGGACTTACACTTTTACTCACATGGATAACAGCAGAAACGCAAGCTATGTTTCCGGTCATGGTTATACTTTTGTGTTGCATGGTTGTGGACTTTATCAGCGGATGCGCGAACAATGCTGAAAAAGAAGGGTTAAGCTCTAAGGCGGGCGTTAAGGGAATTGTTAAAAAGGTTGGATATTTATGCGTGATAATTGTGGCGATGTTTTTTGATTATATTATCATGTATGCATTATCAATTATGGGGTTCCATTATGAAATTAGCATGTTTTTTGGTTTGCTGGTAACTGTATGGTTTATCTTAAATGAGTTGCTAAGTATTCTGGAAAACGTTGCTGGTTTAGGAGTTCCGATTCCTGACTTTTTAACACGGTATGTCAAAGACGTGAGAGGAAAGATTAATAAAAAAGGGGAGGAAAATGTACATGATTAAAGGCGTAGATTTAAGTGCTAATCAGATTGATATTGATTGGGATAAGGCGCACAAGAATATTGAGTATGCTATTTTACGCGCTACTACAAAAAACAATAAACCTGATACGCAATTTTATGTACATGCGGCTAATTGTAAACTATATGGCATTCCGTATGATGTTTATAAATATATGTACGCGGTCAATCAGGAAGAAGCTGATACGGAAATAAAAGGTGTTTTGAATTCATTGCTGAGTTCTGTCAAAAACAATGTAGCTGTTATCTATCTGGATGTTGAGGACGAAAGTTTAAGGAAATTAGGTTCGGAAAAGTTAACTAATCTAATTTGCTATGAAGCAAATTTAATAAAAGAAGCTGGTTTTAAATTCGGCCTATACACTGGAATGTCATTCTGGAATGAACACAATTTCAATCATGAAGAAGTGCTAAAATTACAGCCTATTGTTTGGGCGGCTAGATACCCACACGATAATAAAATAAATTCTTACCCCATTGAGGACGATATTCCTGTGGGAAGTTTGAACCCGAATTTACCGAATCAGATAGGTTGGCAGTATACGAGCAAAGGTTTTGTGGATGGAATCAAACATAAAGTTGACCTTAACGCGTTTGACGAAAGCATTTTAAGTCTGCATCCAAAAGAACTGTACGAACTGTTTCTGAATGACGTGTTTAACGGAGAGAGTATCAGCAAAGCTTTAGAAAGTATCGGTTTCGATGGAAGTTATGAGTACAGGAAAAAGATTGCGGCTGTGAATGGAATCCTTGATTATAAAGGAACAGCTGAACAGAATGTGCTTATGCTGAATTTGCTTAAAGCTGGAATTTTGATTAAGCCTTAATAACGTAAGAACGGTGGAGCCGTTTTGACTCCACCGCCTTGTTACTAATCGCGAGATTTCTTATGGATGTTTACTTTGAGGTTTGTTATCGATTGTGCGATTGAGAACAGACCTACTGCGATTAGTATGTTCGTATCTCCGGAGTAAATAAAGAGTGCTAGGGAGAGTACGATTAGAACGTAGTTAAATACTATCATGTGTGTTCACCTCCTTTGTGTTGGACTGAAGGTTTGACCACCCCACCTACAAGTAATTGTATTATTTACAAATAGAATAAAGAAACTCAAGTGTTTCAGTATTAAGCTTTAGAAACTGTGAAGAAGTTATCGCTCCTAACTTAAAAGCCATTTCAGCTTTTCCAAACACTTGATGTAATAATGTTTCTGCTTTCATATTCTGTGCATATTCTGCCTCGATTGAAAGTGCTTCGAATATTGTGTATTCTTTATTCATTAATATTTACCTCTCTTTCTGAATCCCTATAACTTGTTTCTATAATCATTATAGCATAGTGTGCTGGAAAATGCAAGCTTTTTTAAAAAATTTGTGTGAGGGAATTTTGGTTTTCCAAAGTGCATAAATCGGGGCCGCGACCCCCAGGG